TGCGTTAGTTACGGCTGACGTATCTATATTATTTGCTCGAACTTGTCCTTGACCTATATTATCTGTACTAACTTGACCTGCACCAATTTTTTCTGTGGTCACTGCTGCAAAAGCAAGTTTAGATGTAGTGACATTTAAATCTGCAATTTTGTCTGTAGTGACAGCGGAATTGTTGATTTTTGGAGTTGTTACTGCAGAGTCGTTAATTTTATCTGTAGTGACAGCGGAATTGTCAATGTCTACTGTTTTAACTTCTCCGTCTCCAATTTTTGCAGAAGTAATTGATCCATCTGCAATTTTAGATGTAATTATTGCAGAGTCATTAAGCGTTTCAGTTGTTACATTAGCCGGGGCAATTGACTCGGTAGTAATTGCACCAATAGAAATATTTCTATTTGTTACAGAATCATCGTCAAGAATTTTATTAACAATAGATAGATTTGCTAGTTGATCTGTAGAGATTGCTTTAGGCTGAATATTAGTAGCTTGAACTACCTGAGCAGCAAGCCTTGAGTACGAAGGTCTAGCTTCAAGATATTTAAGACGATCTTTCATATCCGAAATATTAGATGTTAAACTGTTAAACCTAGATCTTCTTCTACTTGCCACGGCGGTCAACCTTCCAGTCTGCTACTAAATCAAGATCTACTTTCTCAGGAACATGAGGACTATCAGGGATAGAAACTTTAAAAGAATTAATTTTACGAATAATAATGTCGTCTCTCGGTTCTTGATCGCTCTCTAGACGTTGACGAACAAACTCATCATCAATAATGATGGAGCACCACTCTCCAGGTGCATAGCTGCCTACTTGTGGATCTAGTGAGCCATTTACTGTCAGCTTAAATTCTCCTATAGGAGGACGCGACTCATATAAGTAGTCTGAAGCAAAACTGTATAAAGCTCCGGGGTCTGAGATGTCGTTGAGAGCCTCTGTTTGATCTAAGAGGGGCCAGCCTAATCCTGTAGTGTTGTTGAGTAGGTCAGAAGCAGACGCTCCTGCATAGGGTTGATACGAGTCAGTACCAATTTCTGGATCATTACCTACAACAAACATTCTTGTTGCAGCATTTTCCGCACTTTCGTCTACAGAAAAAGTAGATACGTTCCCTGGGAATTCAAAGACAAGTTTATCTGCGTTAAAATACTCAATAGATCTAGGGAAATCTCCTTCTACTGGCTCAGGGGTGTCTGAAGGAATAAGCGCAGAGCGAAGAGTAAATCCGTTTGAAGAAACAATAAAATCATCAACTCGAAGGAGTCTAAAAATTCTTTCAAAGGATGCAGTGTCTAAGTTATAGTCGCAGTCTATTCTGTACTCAAAGCCGCCAATATTATTAGAATACTCTTCTAGAAGTTCTCCAACACTTTTTTGTTCAAAACCTCTAATGTATTTTGTTTCTTGATAGAACCCGCTTTTTAGCCCGTCTTCTGGTTCTATGAGAATAATATCAATGTCCGAGTTAGACGAGTAGCTTCCATAATCTGAGTAAATAAATCTACTCCCTAAAGTAACTGTTCCCCCACTGACGGGGGTGTCTGGGATGTCAAGAATGGCAGAACAAAGAAAGCCGATTTTATTTGAAGAACTGATGAATGCAATATCAAACTGACCGTTAAAAATACTGTCAAGTCTTCCGGTAAAGAAAGAATCAACGTTTTCTACGACAATTGTCTGCCCTACCGAAGCCCCGTGGGGGACATCAGTTGTAATTGTGGCAAGACTTTCTGCAGCGCCTTCACCAACTCCAATAGCTTGCTTGGTAACAATATTAAGAATTCTTTTTCCAGAAAGGGTAGTTCGTTGAATATCTGGACCAATACTTTCGAATATTACGGTTAGATTGTCTGGGACTGACAGTACTGTCTGCACTCCATCTAATGCTCCGTCAATTTCATATAATTTTATTTCTTGGCCAGGAATAACATCATGAGAATCTAAAGTTTTTATTGTGGCAAGGTTATTAGATCTTTCTTTACTTATAACAGAACCTTCAAGTCTTAGCGCCGGTAAAGTACTGTCATTAACAAAATCTACTCCAGATAAATCTGTAGAAGTTCTAAAAATAAGATCTCGTGCAAAATCATAGGTATCAATAGCTATACGAGCAATTCCCGTAAAAATTTGTGTTAAAGGAACATCTCCAGTAGGAGACAACACAAGAAATTGAGTAGCAGAGGTTACGGAAGTAATTTCGTAGAATCCATTTAATGCAGGGCCTACTCCAAGAATTTCTACGACCTCACCTTCAGAAAAACCGTGAGGAGATTGAGAAACAATTACTGAGATACCACCGGATATGCTGTATGAATTTAGCCCAACGTAGTCAGTTCCATATATAAGAGTCTGCCATACATTTCTATGGTAGAAATAACTCATAAACTCAGCACCGTCTACTTTAAGTTCTTTAGAAACAACGTCATACGTTCTAGACCAAATAATTCCGCCCCAGACGCAAACATCATTTCTCATAATATAGAGACCTGTTCTGCCTGGCATCGTAGATTCGTAGAGGTTGAGACCGCTAGTAGCAGGGATATAGGGAATAGTACCGGAAAATGCTCCTGCTTTTCTATTGGTTCTTTCATACGATACAGATTTAAAAGGGATTTCCGAAATAATATTGTTTGTCAATAAGTCAGTTAGAAAATACCTATAGGTAAGTTCTTCGTAATTGAATGCCATCATTTCCTCGCTGTAGTCTTTTAGATTAGCTAAGCCATCCAGATCTATAGTACACCTTTAAAACAGCAGTACTTTCAGGATTACCGCTGTCTTCGAATTCTAATATGTTTTCACCGGGTGCAAAACGTATGAAGTCGGCAAGAACATCAATTCTTCCTCTGGCACCAATTAATTCTCCATTAAAGGCTACTTCTCTGTCTTGAGTATTTATTTCTAAAATACTAGGATCTACCGAAGCGACCCCCGTTGATACTCCAGGAGTAAACTGTACTTCTGTCTTTTTTACTGCTACACCACTCTGAGCTAATGTTCTTTCCACATTCTGAGAAACAATTGCAGTGCCATTTGCACTAGAGAATGGCAGACTTCCTGCAACAGAAGCCTGTCCAGTTGATACATCCTCAAGGGTGACGTTTCCAGACATCTGAACAGAAGATCTTAAAGCGAATGCACCCTCTCCTGCTGCAACAGAAGCTATAGCTCCACTCACCTCTGTTGTGTACCTCAACTGATTTGCAGCAGGAACAGTGACAGTGTAATACCCATTAAGTGAAGAGATTGCTATATTTCCTATTAATAATTCGCTTCCAGAAGGGAATCCATGATTACCCCCTGTAGTAATAGTTGCAGTAGTTCCAGATCTTTCAATGTTTACAATGGCAATCGCTGTAGAAGAGTCTGATACGTTAGCAGAAGCCTTCGTGAAACTAAAAGTATTTTGCGACACAGCAGTAACCTGGTATGCACCGTTGAATGTAGCATCAACATTATTTATTTGAACAGACTCGCCCACAAGAATCCCGTGTGCACTTAGCGTAGTAAGTGTGGCAACGCTTCCAATTAAATTTTTTCTAACGATCCATCTAGAGCTAGGAGAAATCGACCCACCTGAAACTACTGTAGGAATAATGTTTTCTATTCCTGATCTGTTATAGGATAGAGCAGTACTACTTGGAGTAGATATTACGGTAAACTCTCCATTAAATACTGCAGGTGATCCAACATTGGAGTCTTTTACAATAATCTTTTCCCCAGGCAGTACCCCGTGCGGAGTTGATGTTGTGAGAGTAGCAACGGCAGATGCAATTGCCTTAGATATTACCGAGCTTTTAGTGGATCTGTCTCTAAAAAATGTAAAAGAGTTTAGGGTGGGAAGTGCACTAACAGTAAAAGATCCTCCGTATGCCTGAGACATATCGGTGATATTTACTTGCTCACCTACAGAAAATCCGTGACTACCTGACGTAGTAATTGTTGCTTGCAAAGAAGCAATTACAGATGTTAGAATAGTTTTAGAGTTTGTTCTACTTTTTGCATAACTAAATTTTAATCCGTCAGAAGATACGGAAGAAATAACGTAAACTCCATTGAAATTAATATCATCTACTCCCAAAATATTTACTTGCTCTCCGACAAGAAATCCGTGAGGAGCAGATGTGGTAAGAGTTGCAATATTAGAAACAAGAATTTTACCTGTAACAGGAGCAACGGGGACTCGTGTTGTTTGATAAGTGAATGATGTCAAATTAGGAATAGATGTAATACTGTACGTACCATCAAATACGCTGTCTACATTAGAAATAAGAATTTCATTTCCAATAGAGAATCCATGATTTGTAGTTGTTTCAATTTTAGCAATATTGCTGATTAATGAACGATACAAAACTTGTTTGATGTCAGAAACCCTGGGCAGTCTCGAGTACTTAAAAGTAGTTTCTGTAGGGATACTTCTGATTGTATACGTCCCATCAAATGTTTCATTAACTCCTGAAACAGTGATCTCGCTTCCTACAGAGAATCCATGAGGATTTCTTGTTGTAATTGTTGCCATATCTTCGAGAATATTTTGATCAAACGAAAGCTGAACATTTTCAATTCTTGCACTAAGTGACCCACCAAAACCAGTAGTCAGAATGATAAGTTCATCTGTAGTTCTATTGTAGATTGTTGCTGGCGCGACTACAGGACCGCTAACTTCTAAGATTGCAGGGACTTTATAGTTTCCAATATTATTGACAATTCCGGAACCAGAAAGAGTATCTCCATACTTAAGTGCAGAGATTTCTATTGTCTCGTAGCCGTCAGGTTGAGAATCGTTCCACGCATATTTGATAGGGTCTGGTGCCCTTAGCGGGATCTCAAATTCGGTACGGCCTCTTGCATTTACTGTAGCTATCTTTGGACCGCTTGAGAGTCGAACGAAAGATGCGCGAATAGGGTCAGTTCCCGCTAGCAGCCAAGTACCTCGATAGACAAGATCAGTAGCAGCGGTTAGTCGATCTCGGGCGGCTTCAACCAAAGAAGAGTCGGGAGTGAGAAATACACCTTTTAAGTTAAGTGATCTGGCTACATATCTGCCTTGTACGTCGTAGGATCCGTCGCCATAACCTCGAGGGATTTCTGGCATATCTGCTTCAGGTGGAGTCCACCACCCATCAATATCTGTAATGACCCATACAACACCATAATCATCAATAGTGTTAAAAATAAAGTCCCCAAGAATTATGTCTCTTTGAAGTTTAAGGTTAGTAAACTTAGGCTGCTTTACATTTGTAAGAGACTTATTAACGATAGCGTTTTCTCGTGCTTGCTCTATTCCGCGCTGTAGCTGTTCTTCAGTAGCCATTACAGAGTTCCTCTACGCATCATAAATGCTAGTTCTCGTGACACCTTTTGTGCCAATTCTCTTTCGTCCATTCCCTCGGAAGGATACACGTTAATTGTAGCTCCTCCTGCACTCCCGCCAGATAGAAGAGTAATCATTGCTTTGTCTCGTTTAGATAGCCCGTCCGGATCAAGAGGCTCTACTCGCTCAGACCGTCCTCCTTCGCCAATAACTGCTAGAGTCCCTCCTCTACTAGCAGAAACTACACCCCCGTCAGCTAACAGTTTAGGGATAGTAAATTTAAATTCTTTTGGCACCCAAGAAAAACCTGGAACCCTACTTATCCAATCTGGAAAATCAAGTCCGACTGTTTTTCCACCAATAGAAGTGTTCCAAAAGTCTTTTACTAAGCCCCAAGCAGCTTTAATTCCAGTTACCATTGGGTCCCATAGGCCATCAAGCCAATCCTTTACAGCTCCCGGAATGGCTCTAACGAATTTTGCTATCGGGCCATTATCGCCAAAGAAAGCTTTAACTTTCTCCCAAGGACCGTCTGGCCCGGTAAGAAATTCATAGAAAGTATCCCAAATCCCTCTTAGCCATTTACCAAACTTACCTGGAAGACCTAAAATAAATAGTCCAACTTTTCCGGCTATATCTATAAAGGAAACAATTCTACCCCAGATAACTTCTAACCTCTTTAAAAATTCATCCCAGAGGCCCGAAATCCACCCTGTTATTCTTCCTGGAAGTTTTACTAGCTCAGGGCCTATAGTATTTGTGACAAAATCAGTGACATTAGTCCACATAGTAGTGAAGAACTCTAAGAATTTTTCAGGTAGAAAAGTAATTACACCAATAATGGCATCAAAAATTGCTGTAGCAATGTCTGTAAATACTTGCGAAGGACTGGCGATACCGAGAACTTTTTTTACGGCAGAGATGACATTGTCCCAAATTCGGGTGAAAAGATCTACTAGGTTGCCTATTAAGGCACTAAATGGCGCAATAATTGCATCAACGATACCAGCAAAAATTTCACTAATATCCCCCTCTTTAATACCATTAAAGATTCTCATAAAAGCAGCAATAAATTTACCAATAGTGTCAATAATTGTTCCAAAAATTGCACCAATTATATCAAGTGCATTTTTTAGTCCTCCCTCGAAGAGCGGAATAATATACTTACCTATGATGTCACCAAGAAATTTAAAAGCTACCTTAAGCTTGTCAACTACACCAGATGTTCCACCAAGAGGTTTCAAAGCTTCTTCTACTTTAGCCTTTAGTCTTTCAAAAATTTCAATTGCTCTTTGTATAACATTGTCGATTAGGTCCTTTATTGCTTCACGAAAAATCTCTGATTCATTCCACATTGCGACAAACGCTGCAACAAGACCAATAATAACGGCTGTAAATAAAAGTACTGGACCTGTTCCAAAAGTAAAAAAGAGTAATTTAATATTGAAAAGGACAGCACTCACTGCACTTTTTAAAGCTGAAAAGGCTCCGGCAAACTTTGTAATGTTTCCTATGATTGCACCTAAGAATAGAAAACGAGCAAACTTAAAAACAAGAGAGAACGCGCGACTCAGTGCAAAAGCCGGGGCCACGATAGCAAAGATTTTTTGAAATACGGGACTTCCTGTAATGTCTTCTGCAAACTCTGCAAACTTTGTCAAAAAGCCAAAGAATGCTTCAAGAGCGCCACCGCTGGTAAGGTTAACGATGGCCTGCGCAGCTGCCTCAAAGCCTTCACCAATTGTAGGGAGCACCCCTACTAGATCTGGACCTATTTCTGCAAAAATTGCAACAACATTTCTCAGCGATTCAACAAATTTTGCAGTAGGGTCTCCGCCTTCAGCATTAGCGCTGCTTTCCGTCAACTCAAAAAAAGCTTTACCGATATCGGCAATAAGCCCACCAACTTCAGAGACAAGAGGGACAATACCTATAAAAAATTTTTCTAGTCTTGCTTGTCCCTCTTCACTTCCAGTAAACTCTTTCCATTTACCTGTAACCTTTTTGAGCATATTAAGAAGCATTTCTCCGCCTGATCCTGGACCGGCGGCTGCTTTTCCAATATTCCCGATAGTTGCGAATAAATCTCCAAAAACTCCAGCAAGAACTTTAGCAACCCCCGCAGAATCTGTTAAAGTTTTTGAAAGTTTTCCTGATTCTCTATCAGCATTTACGGTCTCTTTCCAACCACCCGTAAGTGTTTCGATCCAAGCGGCGAATTCTTCAGCAAGGGGGGCAGCAGCTTCCATAAGATCAATAAAAATATCTACTAAGTTTGCGGTAGCCCCACCAAAACTGCTAATAAGTACATCGTTGCTTTTCCAGATGTTTTCAATTTGCCCAATATTTCCGCTCTCAGTAAGAACGTTTGTGAGCTTAGTAGCTACTTTGCCGATTTCAGTAGCAGTGTCTGGCATAAGTGCTTTTAGCTTAGGAAACCACACATCCGCTAGTTTGCTAACATCTTTTGTTAAGGTGCCAAAGAGTGCTTCTTGAGTAGCAAGTTTAACTTCTTTAAATTCTTCTTTTATGCTGATAAGTTCTCGAACAAAGCCTTGAGCATTAGGAGAAAGTTTTGCCATAGCTTCTGCAAACTTGTCTACACCACCACTAGCGCCCCCTGTCTCACTTTTTAAGTCTTTTAAAGCATCTTTAGCGTCTAAAAGTGACTCTTTTGCTTCTGCCATGCGAGCTTTATTCTCTTCAACAGTTGCAGTCAAATTATTTGTAGCATCTGCCTGACCTTGTATAGCTTCTGTAACAGCTATAGCAGCTTGTTCAACACCTTCTTGAGCATTAGCGAGAGCTTTTTTAGCATCTGTCTCATTTTCAATAGCGGACACTACTCGATCAGAACCTTCAACACCCTTTTTAACCGAGTCGTCTACTTCTTTTTGAGTGTCTAGTGTGTTGTCTTTTGCTTTACGAAGCTTTAAATCTGCTTCAGCAAAAGCAAGCTCTGCTTCCCGTCGAGCTCGGTTATTAGGTGGAAGATTTTGTACTTTAGCGAGAGCTTCTCTGGCATCTTCAAAGTTAAGCACGGCACGTTGCTCAGACAGAACTGCGTCTTCTAAGGCAAATCCGAGTTGTTGAATTGCTTCAATTGCTTCTTCTCGAGCTTTTGTTGTTTCTTCTTGAGCCTTAAGAATATTTTTTTCAGCTTCAACTACTCTTTCGGCAGCTTTTGTTTGATTGTTTATACTGTCTTGATATGCTTTATCTGCATCTTCTTGCTGCTTACGAGCAGATAGTGTTGCTCTCTCATTTTGTTTTTGAACAGTAAGAACTCTTTTTTTAGCATTATCAATTCTTTTTTCAGCAGCTTCAATCTGCTTACTCATATTTTGAGCAGCGCCACCAGAAGTTTGACTTGCTGCTCCTAGTGCATCTCCAATACCACTAAATGCTACCTTTAGAACCCCTCCCGCTTGAGCTAAAGATGAAAATACATTGAGAAGAGCTAAAAGTGATGGGCCAGCAGCAGCAGCTTGCGAACCTAATGCAAACAGACCTCCAGCTAGTCCAGTTGCTATAGAAATAAGACCAGCTAATACAGGACCAAGTATGTACCCCGTATTAATAAGTCGATCAAATTTAATTTTAGCTTGATCTGCATCTCTCCTGAGCGAGGAGAACATTCCTCCGCCGCCGCCGCCACCTCCCCTTCCCATAGATTTTTTAAATCCTTTAGAAAAAGACTTACCGGCATCATCACCGGCTTTTCCACCCTCTCGATCAGCTCCGTCAAATCCGCGCTTAATGTCGTCTTTTACTTGGTTGGTAATGGCGCGTACAACAATGTATGCATCACCTACAACTGCCACGCGCCATCACCTCCTAACCGAGTGGAGCATCTACGTCTCTACCAAAAGGTAGAGCAGAGTTTGGACTGAATTTAGTTGTTGGAACAAATGCTTTTGTTTTTGGTTTTACTGGGTTATCAGGGTTAAATGGTTCTAGACCAAACTCATCATCTAAAGGGGGTAAGAGTGATCCATCTGCGCTATAAGAATTATTAGAGCTATCATCTACTGTATAGTCATATTCTTTTTTATAGAACTCCCGATAAAGAGTGGTTCTGATTTTAGACTTATGAATTGCTTCTTCTCCAGTAGCAGCGTACAGATCTTCTTCAAACATAAAATGAAGAACATCAACCATGTCAGAAGCATCTAAGCTTTCAAGTCTTATTCCACTCATAAGTGCTTTACCATTCACATAGGGCCAAAGATCTACTCCCCATTGGAGGAGACTTCTGGCCCCTTCGTAGGGCGTTCCGAGTACTCTGATACCAGCCATCCAGTAATTTCACTCAGTGTTTCAACTGTGACAATTTTTTCTGAATCGCTTGTCAATGCAGCAAATCGTTCATAACTTTCTACATTAAGTGTTTTCTTAAAAAACTCATCTACTACTTCTGCAGCAGCACCGGGATCATTTTCATCAGATGCTTTCCTAACGAGGTCTAAAAGAACTCTTCCTTGAATTGCGGGAACGCAGTGAAACTCTTCTCCATAAAGCTTAAATGAAAGTGGGGCCTTATTGACTCCACTATCTTCGCCAAAATCCTTGAATCTAGATGTCATATTCTCTTCCTTCGTGTGTCGTTGACCTTGTCTAGGTCTACCTTTATTTTACCGTACTATCTTACGCATGGGATCCGTAAGATACTTGTTTGCTTTGGTCCCAGGGTGCCGAACGGAGTTCGCATACACCACCTGACCTCTACTAACAAATCTGAGCATTTTTGCTTTTCTTGGGTAAATCATGTGTGGACGACTGCCTTCATGATGCAATCGAGCATATTTTTTTGAGGACCCTACTTTAATATATTGACCCCTTGAGTCCCTAAGATGCCTCATATGAATAGAAGATCTTAAAGCTCCACTTCGTACTCCTACTTGTCCCTTAGCAAGAGCGACAATCTGTGTACCTTTTTTGGAAAGATATTTTCCTACTTCTCCGGAAGGGGAGTCTAAAAATTTAGAAAGTACTGGCTCTCTGAATACAATATTTACCATTATGGCACCGCCGATGTAATGGTCAATGTAGTGCTCTGATACCCGCCTTCAGGCTCTGAAGTCTCTACGGTGGCAATAACACCTAGACCAAAACCCCCAGATGTCTCCCAAGCATCTAACTCAGCGGCACTCTGTATCATGGCCCAAGCGTCGTATGCTTGTAGTTGAGAGTTTTCTTGAATAACGGCTGCAGAAGGGGCTGAACCGCTAGGACCAACAACAGGGACTTGACGAGCAATTTGAATGTGTACAGTAGCGGTGCGAGGGTCCATACAACGTCTAGGCATAGTAGCTTCATCCCCAGGAGCACCAATATACATTTGAATAAATGACACTACTAACTGTTCACAATCTACGACAGGATCCGCCATTGTCCAGTATCTTCTGTCTGGCAAAGGAAGACTGTAGCTGTCAAAAATATTAACTGTTTTGTCTAAAATCTGTTGTAGGTACTCTGCAAGGGCTTTTGCATCCTCAGAAACATTTGATAAGTCTCTATTTGTAGTCACAACATCTCCAATTCGTCTTTATGCAGTATATATGGGTAGTACTCGTTCTCCCAGCTGGAAAAGCACGTTGCTGGAGACTAAATTAATAATTTCATCAATTTCAGGGTTGCCTAGACTTGGACGTGTTGCATAAATATCCAACACTCCTGGATCTCTGGCACCAATGATATTTGAAATGTCTGAATAAGAGGCAGATACTCGTATAGTGCCGTCTACTATATCCAGGTCTGTAGCATCAACAAGTTGTACTATTTTCTCATTAGACCAGTCAGACACATGAGCACTAATTGTCCAAGAAGAGTCTTCTAGTAAAAAGTCTCCGCCAATTTCATCTAGATAGATCAGAACCGCTCCACCTTCAGGTGTAACGTACAAGTCAAATGAGCTGAGAGGAATAGCAGGAGCTTTAGGAGTGATCCTTCTGGCCCTAGGAGTGTCGGGACTAAAGACTCTAGCTCTAGCTCTGGCCTTATCAGGGTTAACAGACTTAAGAAACAGATCTACCGCGTATACCCCTGTACGCATGTCATCAAGAAAGTCTTGACTATCTAGAATTGTATAACTTACTCCCTGACGAGAAACACTCGTGACTCTCTGAGGGAGAGCGCAGGTGGCATCTCCTTCGTACATTTTCACTAGCTCTGTTGCTAAAAGTCGGGCAGCAGCTCTGCCAGAAGAGGGAGGAGGTGTTCCATACGAATATGTGATCTCAACGTTGAATGCTGTCCAATTGGACCCTGGAGCGCCATAAACAGTCGAATGATCTGCTAAATAATACGTTTTAGGGTCTACAATCGCACCGACGTTATTTCTTACACAGTGGACCTTGATAACCTTACGACCCCTAAGACGCACTCGTGAACGAGAAGAAGTTCCATCTCCTAGGTAGTCATTACCGTAGACAGCAAGATCTCTTCCTACTGGAATGTTTTGAGTCTCCCCGCCAACAAGAGTAGGAAAAAACTTAAATCCAGCACCAGAAGTACTAAAATAAGGATCAAATTGAGATACATATCGTTCTGTAACCGTGGTTACCCCACTAAATTTTCGACCAGAGAGTGCCCACAAAATGCTTGAAGCAGTTTTGCAAGCATCATAGGCATAGTCAGACTCGGAGAAATCTCCAAGATCTTCTACGGTAGTCCATAGATTACTCACAATATACCTCGATATCTAAAAAGGAGCGAGTAACGTTCCGCCTAACAGTGTAACCACTAGCGGACGTCAACTCGCCCCTCTTTTTTAGAATTATGCTACTGGATCCTCAACGGATGGAACAATGAAGTCAATATCCAACTCGTCGTTATACGTTTCGTTACCTGGAACGTTGAAGTTTTCAGTAAGTGAACCATCAATGTCTGTTACGGCTGCGTATCCTTTGCTTCTGACCACGGTACCTGCAGGTGACACTGCAGTTGATACAACATCACTTGCTGTCTTAGCAAATCTAATCTGTGTTGCAGACGGTACTGCAGTGATGGTGTGTGTACCATTGAATGTTGCGTCAACATCAGCGACAACAATTTTCTGTCCTACAGCATATGTGTGGGGAGAAGATGTGGTAAGAGTTGCAATATTGGATGTCAAAGACTTGTTCGAGACAGAAGCAGCAAGATCCTTGTGCCATGTATAGAAGCCTTTAAGCCCAGAAGGAGCATATGTTGTACGAGCATATGAGTACGAGCGCTCGGTGGCTACAGGGAACTCCCAGCGGCCATCAAGACCGTCTGCAAACAGATTGTTACCTAGGCCATAGCCCTCGAACGTAGTTGCAAGCATTCCGTTTTCAATCACACGATCGCCTGATTGACGCAGGCGGCAGTAGGGAAACACCCAGTGAAAGTATGGAAGTGATGCAGAACGACGACCATCTTTGACAGCAAATGACCAACATTCTAGAGCGACACCATTTCCTGTGGGGTCATCTCCAACAGATGGTGCTGCCCAACCAATGCTCTTATTTTCAGGCGATGCAAATGTTCCAAAGTTTTTACGAAGCAGCAATCCACCTGAGATAAGTGCAGTCAGTTCTGTATCTGGCTCACAAATGGCAAGTTCCATTGTAATTCGTTTCATGGTATCGGGAGCCTTGTAGGACACGCACACAGTGCCGTCCGCAGATTTTTCAACAACTTCGTCGCCCTCTTCATATTCAGGGGTAAAAGATGTTCGCATAAATGCTGTAGTAGTGTAGCTATCTCCTGCTTCATTGAGCAAGTTTCCAGCAGCGTCCAGTCTGGTGACTCGGATCGCCACACCTTGAACGCTAGCCGCGTAATCCTGAGTGGCCATTCCTTTTTTCTCCTTTAGTATTTCTTACGTTAGTTAATGTTACGAGGTGGGTAGAGTCACTCTGACGGTGTAATGGATGCTGGGATCAAAGTAGACCGCTGCAGGGCGGAAAGCCTTGATTCTCATGTCGTTAATAGTAGCATTGACTCCTTGACCTAAATTGTCGTTTACTACTTCAACTTTACCTAAATGGACTTGAACCCTGCTGGTCGCGTACATCCATTTATTTGTAGGACTTGCTGCCGCTCCCGCTGCCCCGATAGGGCCACTTCCAGAGTACCCAGAACCAATAACAACACGAGTTCCCATCCGAGTAGTTAGATGTAAACCTTTTTCTGATGGGTCTGTGTCTAGAATGGCATTGTTTAGATATGAGGCAACGTCTCTTGTCAAGTGGATTGTTGCACTCTCTCCCGTAGGGGAGTTTGATATCGCCTGTTCTAAATACATAAGAGCAACATTTGGTGGAAACGCACCAGTTGCTGCCAAGGTTGCAGAGCCTTCTTTGCTTAAGAATAAATTGTCATTAGAGTTTCCTAAAGCAGTTTTTCCGCTCCACAACTCTGTTTCGGTAGCTTTTTGTGTTGCAGCTTCTAGTTGCTTTTTTACCCTCTTGAACCGATCTTCACCGGGAAGGTCAAATGCTGATCTAAAATCTTCTACTTCAATAAAAAATGGGGTGTATGGGAGATACCGAGTACTTCTCGTACCATCGTAAAGCTCCCCGCCAGTGACTACATCATCATCGACAGAGAGCAACCGGACTGTAGGAAGAGTGTCAAATTCATAGTCAAAACCACGAACCCAACGCTCGTCATACTCCCGACCTGTGTGCTTCTCAACGTCGGCAACGCTCAGAAGCCCGCAAGAGGCAGGTGTCAGTTCTGGAGGTAAAAACGCTCCTTGAAATGCCATCTTTTTTATTCCTCTCGGGGCTTCTGAACGGCCTAGTTGTTATTAATTACTGTTTTAGCTTAGTATTCAATTGCCGTTGCAGTTGCTCCACCAGTGGTATCGCGGAGGGCAGCAGCCACACCGTTCACACTAATAGTGCTTGTAACTACAAGTGCCTCGATACCGACCTTAGCGACACCTTCAAAGGTTTCAACGAACATCTTGTAATCGTTGGTTCCGGTGAGGGTTGAATCCCGAATAATTCCGAGATCCAGAGTACCGCCATCAAGGAACACGAAGGTTCCTTCAGCAAACATGTACCAAGTGAACGAGTCAGCAAACTCATTGAGAGTTCCTGAATTCTGAACACCGTACACGTTTTGATCGAGTGAATAGCTAGCTACAATCCCGCGTGAGGACATGTAGCCTTCAATTTCTCCGTAAGCATTCATGGTGCTGTCACCTGGCATTGACAGGGTGAGGTCAGCAACCATTGCATCCTTGATCCATGCAGGAACAATGACACGCAGAGGAGCATCTGCTTCGAGGCGGTGGCGCGAACGATACGCTGTTGCAGCACGACTGAGCTGAACGAGGAAGTCCCGACCGAAACCAATAAGGCTTGCGGTTGTTACTGCCGTCGAACCGGCTGCAATCTTGCTGAGCAGATACTGCTCTGACTCACGAGCGTGCTGAATCAGACCAAGCTCGTTGTGACGAGCAATCAGTTCTGGGTATGCACGAGTTGCGAGGTTACCAAACTGCATCTGCAGAGTTACAGCGTCAGTAGCGACGGTAACTTCCTGAGCAGCAGTCACGGTCAAGCTATTCTTTGCTGCTGGGTCTGGACTTCCTGCAGCATCATTTGCTGAGGTCCATACACCGACGGCATTGTCATAGCTTGTCAGCACCGGAGGCACGATGTAGCGAATACCGCCACGGTCGGCCTGGAAACGAGGAAGTGCGTCACGAACGGGACGGTTTGTGGTACCGAAACCGAAGATGTCGTAGCGAACCTCGAATGGTGCTTGATGTCCACCAGCGGCGACGAGGGCTTCTGGGCCAACGACGTTCTGGATCTTGTTCCAGTTGGATTCGGCGTCTGTGCCGAGAGTGCGACCCTCTGGAAAGGATGTGGTGACAGAAGCAACGATATGTTGTTCTCCATCTCCACCATTCACACGCCTAAGCGCGTGAAGTCGCTTTGCCATTGCCTCAGCAACAGCGTTCATATCATTCAGTGGGCTGCCAGCGGTGTATCCAGGGATGTCAGCGCCCGCCGTGATCGCCACGGGAGCGGCAGCAGCCTGAACAACAGGACGACGGTCAGCCGGGGCCTCGATATCGAGGTTATCTGCGTTTTCTGCAGCGGCGGTCACGGGTGCCTCCATAATTGGGGTTGGGTCTTCTTGGGATGTTTCTTGCACTGCGGCCTCAGCATTTACTTCGGCATCAGTTGAAGCTGTTTCTTCCTTAGCAGAAAGTTCCGCTTCGGCAGGTGTTGTATCTGCAGTTTGTTCTTCAGCTGCAGCGACAACAGTCTCCTCGGCGGATGCCTCAGTGACGGTCTCGGGTGTAACTTCTTCTGTCGAGAGCTCTACGGTCTCTTCTACAGCGGTTGACGCTTCGGATGTGGTAGACATTTCCATTTTTTCTTCGTCCTCATCGGATTCAGATTTCATTTCAGGCATTTCTTCTTCTTCAACCTCAACTTCGACAGCTGCCTCGTCTTCCATTGGCATTTCATCTTCCATTGGGGCTTCATCGGAAGGCATATCGTCGGAGACTTCATCATCCATAGGCATTGCTGCTTCTGTCATTGACTTGTCCTCCTCTTCCATACCATCTTCCATACCATCTTCCATGTCCTCCATAGGACCGCCGTCTTGACCGTACACACGACTAGCAGCTTCGGATGCTCTTTGAGCAAGCTCTGCTGCCAAAACCTCGCGGCGCTTAACTTCACCGCGAACGGTGTCAAGCATGTCGGCAAGCGACGTCATAGCGTCAACTGTCTGTGGAGTGGGATCTTGAGTCTCGACCGATTCAAATTCACCAATGATCTCTGACTGAAGTGAAGCGACATCTTCGTCGCCAAGCTCCGCCAGCTGATCTAGCTGTTCTTTTATACGGTCCACTGTCCCTCCAGGGCAGTCGTGGGGTCTGAGGCTTTCTCAGTCCATGCTGATCGGTCGGGCCGAGGGACTCCGAGACGCACGAGGCGTGGAGGCACTCCACCTAGTAACAAATTGTACAGTGCTTTTTGTATGCCTAGTTGTACGATTTTTTTGGTTTTTAGGTAAGCAACCGAAGTAGCTTTGCCATCTGAGAAGAGATGTCAGATTGACTATAAAATTCTTGACCAGACATAAAAGATTTTATTTCTTTAGTAGCAATAGCAGCATCTTCTGGACCAATTTTTGCTTCAACTCTAGTAATCATGTCTTCGATAAGATCCCTAAGAGCCGGGGGAACGTCTGAAAATCTAATTTTCTTAGAGTCTTCGCCAAATGCAAACGGAAGATTAGCAATAGTTTTTCCTAGCTCTCTACTACTTTCTCTAACATTACTGATAGAATCTGGGTTAAGTGCCTTTGTATCAAGTCGATCTATAATATCTATCAGATCTCCAGCAGCTTTAGCTGCCTCGC